GGCGACGCCGCACGTATCTACTGACTTTTTTGCGCGGGGTTAATTTTTATGACACGGCACCAACACGGAAGTTCATGCGGGTAATGACGTTATGCAAACCACATCTGATGATGGCACTGGCAATGTCATAAAAAGGTCCGGGCGACCAACGGCGCCGCGCGAGGTCTATTGCCAGTCAATTGCTCAACTCGCGTGGATGTTCGGCGTAAACGATCGGACGTTGGCCCGGTGGGTTGCTGCTGGCGCCCCAACCAAGGGGGGCAATGGCTACGACACGCGGGCATGGATTGCGTGGTGGCACGATTATGTCTCCCGTCCTGCCGGTGCGGCGGTCGCAGCCGAGTCTGGCGAAATAGATGTTGGGCTATTCGAGGCACGGAAAAAGAAAGCTGACGCCGAATATGCCGAGGCGAAGGTTGCGAAAATCAACGGCTTGACGATCGACCGGGCTGAAGCCGACGCCGAAAAATTGCGGCTCGCCCAGCGACTGGTCGGAATTCTCGCGAGGCAGCCGGCAGAATTGTGCTCTCGGCTGGCGGGCCGATCGGCGGGAGAGGTCAAGCGGATCATGACGGAGTGGTGCGACAGGGAGAGGCGGGAGTGGGCAGCCGATGTGCGAAGAGCTGGCAAACGTAATCGAGCCAAAGACTCCGCAGCGAATCCTGGCGTGGGCGACTGAGAATCTGTACGTTCACGAAGGTCCGCTCGTTGGCCGGGACCGTTCGCCCGTGCGATGGTCGCCGGACTCGTTCCCGTTGCAGCGGACGTGGTGTGACTCCCTGGACGATTCGCGATGGGCTCGAATTGTCATGATGGCCGTACCGCAGTGTTCTGGGAAAACCACCTCTGTTGTGCTGTCGGCCATTGAGCACGCGATCCATCACCGGCAAATAAACCCGATGTACATTGCGGCGAATGCGGACTTGGCGAACACGGTATGGCAACAGAAGATCCGCAGATCCTTAGAAGCGAACCAAAAACTGAAGTCACTCATTTTTGTCAACGACGATGAGGGCGGCAATCGGCTCCAGCGGAATTTCACAAACGGCACCTGCCTCTATGTGGCCGGAAGCGAATCGGTCGGCAACCTTTCGGCCAAGACAAGCCCCGTTGTGATTTTTGACGACGTGCAGGCAAGTGGAACAATCCCCGGATTCGGGCATCCGGCCGACTACGCCGCGACACGCACGGGTGCCTATCCGCTCGATGAGGTGACGCTGGCGTACCTGGGGACCGCTGGCCGATTCGAGGATTGGCTGTATGTGGCCCTGTCTGCCAGTGCCTACTATCTGCCGTTCGTGCCCTGTCTGGCGTGCGGCACGTATCAGTTGGTCGAGTTTTCCAGGTTTCAGTTTTCGCATGACTCAGTAGAATCGGCAAAGGTCGACACTTGGATGAGTTGCGCAAACCCGGAATGCTCACACCATATCACGTTCACCGAGCTTCCCGAGATGTTGTCGCGGCACGTCTGGGTAAGCACCCCGTCGGGCGTCGATTGGGTAATGGAGCCAATGCCGGGCGGTACGCGGGTAGACCTGAAGACGGCGGACATTTACCCAGAGACGGCCCGAAACACCAATGTCGCGGGCTTCTGGTCGAATGCGTTCTATTGGCCCTTCGGTCGTACTTGGGGCGAATGGGCCGTCGAGTGGATTACCAGGCAATCCGAAAACGACGCGACGGAGAAAATGAAAGACTGGGGCCAGAACGTCGAAGGTAGGCCGTACAAAGAGCCCGAGATTGACGAGGAGAAATTGCAGGAGGCAGAAATCGGAACGCATTGTGAGGGCACTGGCTATGCCGCCAAAACCATACCGGCGGCGGCCGATCTTGTGTTCGTCACGGTGGACACGCAATCGGGGTACATATACTGGCTCGTGCGGGCATGGCAGCGGGCGACCGGATCGAGCTGGCTTGTGGACATGGGCACGTTTGGTAAGCGGATCATGGGCAAGTCCGATCTTGCGATTGGCGAGCGCAGAAGAACACTCATTAGCGGAGCACTGAGTGAGTGCGATGCCATGTGTCGCCGTGGCTGGGATGTCGTATCTGCCGATGGCTCCGTGGTGGGGCATCGCGAGATAGATATTGGCGCGATAGACAGAGGCTTCGAGCCGGACATTGTTGCGTTTTGGTGGCAGAACAGTCACCGCACGAAATGGCTGTTAATCAAGGGGCTTCCGGCCGGATCGAAGGGCAGCATGTGGCCGGCGAAGCCCGCGATCGATAAACGCGGTCGACCGTACCGAGACGTAGACGTGAATCAAGCGAAGCACTTGCTCCGGTCGCTGTTGCGAATCCCGTACGGCGAGAATGGATTCCAGGCGTTGCCCTCGACTGGTCTTCACGCGAACACTATGCGGGCCTACGCTCGCCACATGACGAGCGAACGGTTCGACCGCACGGCGAAGAACCCGAAATTTGAGACGATCAAGCCGGGTACGCGGAATCACTTATGGGATTGCGAGACATACGGCGTATGTCTTGCGGTGGCGTGCGGCGTGCGTATGCCGTCGCTCGAAGGCTCGCCGAACCCGGCGACTACGAATAGTTATCCCGTTCGCGAGAGCAGCGGGAATAGTGAACGAAAAGGATCATGGAAGATCGGAAGGTAACAAATGTCAAAGCACAAACAGGAACGAATCCAGTGTCAACAACCGCCGATAGTGGTCCAGGAGGTTCCGCCGCTTGACGGATGGGGCGAAGATTTCGAGTCAGCAAAGATCGTCAAGCTTCCGGTTGGGGCCAGTATCGTTGACACGGACCCATTGCGTGCCGAGCAACAACGTCTCGCCGATGCGATGCGTAGGCGTGGTCAGTTGGTCGCAGACCTGGAGGCAGCCAATAAGGACGCTGAAGACTCGCGTACGCGAATAGCCGAGTTGCAGCAGAAGACCAAGCCAGATGTGAGGCACTGGCCCAAAGACAAGCCATTGCCGACGTACTGGGTCAAGCGTTCGTCGCCGTGTCCGAAGTGTATGCGGTTGCTGACCGACGAAGGCGGGCAAGCGGCTGTCGTCACGAGCAGCGGCGACACCGTCGTATTTTTCCGCTGCAAGTGCTGCGGGCATCGTTGGCAGTTGCCGGTGAAGGGAGCGTAATATGGGAGTCAGACAAGCAGTACCATACGACCCAGTAAAACACGGTCCACCTCCGCCACCTCCGCCACCTCCACCTCCGCCGCCGCGACCCGCAAGGGGTACCGTGAACGTTGCGGCAGCATCCGAAGTAGTCGGGTTGGGTCGCGAGTACCACATGGCTCGGGTACTCGTCGAATCAGAGATGGCGATACTGTCCCATCTGGTGGATGCGTGGAATATCTGGACAAGTCTACCTGATCGGCATCCCGACGAACTGAACGAGGTTAGACTATCGATTCATCGGCTTCAAGACATTCTCGCAAGTCGGGCAGTATGGAGAATGACGAGTACGAAGTGATGCCACACGACTACGCACCGGACTATGAGGCGTTTTGGGTGTTCGCCATCGAACAGTGTGCGGCCCAGATAGGAGTCTCGGCTGAAGATCTGAATGCGGAGGTCATTGAGCAGATCGAGATTCACACGAATAATATAAGGAAAACGGTGGTTCTGTACCATCAGCAAGTGTTTGATGTTCGCAATTAACCGCCCCGGACGGGACACGGGAGGACGTAATTCTATGTTCGGATTATCATCGGCCAGTGACACGCCTACGGAATGGCGTAAGGTGCTATGTAAGTCCGGCGACTGCCCGCATTGCGGGGCACCAGTATATGTGACCGAGGAACGGGCGGGGATATGCACTCGCCTACTTGTTCCCGTGGTCGTCACCTACTCGTGCGACTGCAAGAGCAAGATGGTACGTGGGCCTGACGAATTCATGTATTATCCCGGCATGCCCAGTCCGGGAGTTCCTCCCCTGGAAGTCAATCACTTCACGGCCACGCCCTGACGGGGACGTTTTCCCTACCCCATCTTCCCATCGCTACAGGTCTGTAGTAATCGCTACAGGTCTGTAGCGTTTTTTGTTGCACCTCTCCCCGCCTGTGCCACAATTCAGACAGTGGCCACGCAAGCGATAACACTGACCGCGTTCAAGTTGCTGTTGGCTGATGCCGCCGACGCCATCGCTGCCGGTAATTGGGCACTGGCCACGGGAAAGTATGCCCAGGCCGTCGCCGTGAACTGTGCCCTCGTAGTCGAGGTGGAATCGGCCGGCGAGCGAATCCAGCGGAAAGAGTCGCTTGCGGAATTGAAGACGGCGATTGATGCGGCCCGCTCGTCGTCCGGCCTGGATGCGGGCGAGTCTCACATCATCACCACGCGAACGAGGCACAACTATTGATCTGCGATGCCAAGACATCCGTGGACATCAATGAACCGGGATGGAGTCCGGAGACGGAATACGAGTGGGTCAATCAGCACACTCGAATTCCGTGGGAGCAACTGAAGACACTCCCCTGGCGTAAGCCACGCAAGTGTGAAATAGAAGACAGGGGAATAGATTGAAGCTTCGCGAAACGCTCAATTTCGGCCTTGAATCGGCGATCAAGCTGATTAACCCCAAGCGGGCATTTGAGCGTGCGCACTGGCGCCGCATGCGGGAAGATGTTGAGTACCGCGACGGAGTCTTTGCGTTGCTGCGTGCGCAGGGCTACCGGGCCGCGAAGTCCGGCGGCAACACGACTCCGTTCTGCGGTGGCACATCATCTGCCGATGCCGAGTTACTGGGCGATTTGCCCACACTCCGCAATCGTTCTCGAGAGTTGAATCAAGACGATCCGATCGGCTCGGGGCTTACCGGGACGTTCGTCCGCAACATCGTAGGTAAGGGGATTCGTCCCAGATCGCGAACCGGCGACAAGACCAAGGACACGAACCTTGAAGCCATTTGGGCCGAACGCCGGAACATGCTGGCCCTTGCCGACAATGTCGGCTGTGCCGAGCTTCAGCAGATGTGGGTCCGGGCATTTCTCCAGGACGGCGAGACGTTGCCGAAGCGCGTCAAACGATCGCCGGGCGAACCGGTGTGGTTTGAAACGATCGAGGGCGACCGGCTCTCCTCCCCTGGATTCAAGTCCGTCTACAAGGTCGGTGAGAACGAAGTACGCGACGGAGTCGAGAAAGACGCATGGGGCGTGCCGGTCAAGTATTGGATTGCCAAGCAGCATCCTGGCGACCTGATAACCGCCGGAAAGTCCAATGATCCGAGTAGTTTTGACCAGGTGTTGCCCGATGCGTTGAGGCATTGGAAATGCTCCCACCGGCCCGGACAGACTCGCGGCGAGCCGATGTTTCACGCCATCATGCAAGACCTGCGCGACTTGGACTTGCTGATGCTCGCGGCGCTGAAGCGGGTACAGATTGCCGCGTGTCTCGCCGCGTTCATCACGTCGAACAGCAGCACTACGGGATTTTTCCCAGACGGAGCATTGCAGCAGCGGACGGCCGATAAATACGGCTTCAAACTCGATCAAGACATTGAGCCGGGCATGATCTTCAAGCTGGCCCAGGGCGACCAGATTACAACGCTTGTGCCAAACTTCCCGACACCGGAGCTTGGTCCGTTCATCATCATGATTGCCCGTCGCATCGGTGCGGCCCTTGGCGTCTCGTGGCAAGTCGTGTTGAAGGACTTCAGTGACTCGACGTATAGCAGTGCCCGTGCCGATCTTCTTGAGTCGCGCATGGTCTACAAGATGATCCGCCAATCGCTGATTGAGAATGTGTTGCGATGGGTGTGGCAAGAGGTGATGGTCGACGCACAACTACGCGGCGACGAGCGGGCCGCCGGTGTCACGTTGCAGGACATCGCATCGGTCGACTGGTTCGGTGACGGGTGGGAATTGATCGACAAGCAACGCGAGTATCAGGCCAACGCCGTTGCGTTGCAGTCATGCCAGAAGACTCTTGAGCAAGTGTGGCTCGAAAACGGCGACGACCCCGACCAGATGAGAGAGGCACTGGCACTTCAGTCTGAGTTCCTTTCGAGGCTCGGGCTGACGATCACATTTACGCCGATTCCAGTCGGGCCAGAAGAACAGCCAAAACGGGCACTTCGTGCCGCATGAGGACGAGATATGCCTGAGCAAATCACACGCGGATTTATCGACGGA